GATAGCCATTGCAATTCAGGATGACGACTTAAATCAAAAAAGTTCTTATTTAAATTTTCGTTACAGGCTAACAAATAATATGCTTGTAAGTCTGCACTGCCCTGTACACTACTTCCCCAACGAATCATAAGGAACGTACTAAACTTTTTGCGTTCTTCTTCTGTTAATGCACGATAAAACATTCGATCTTTAGTGTCAAATGCTCGCATTTCATTTGCAATGTTTAATTTGTCGCTCATACCGGATGATGTTGAATTGGTTCTTGTTGTTTACTTAATTCGTATATTATTTTAGCACGATCTAGTGCATCTTGTAAAGCAGGATTATGTTCAGCTGCTTCAACTATGGGGATCCATTCATCGGATATTTTCATTCTACGAGCATTTTCACCCAAGGCATATTCTTCACCAATTAGTATTCTTTCTGTTTCGCCTATTTTTCGAGCATAAGTTCTTGCACCGTCGCGCTCGTAAATGTAAGTGGCGCCAGGATCAAATCTACCAACATCGTGCATAATCAACAACCTCACTTTGTCTTGATATATCTTTAACAAAATATGCACACAGTGGTTCCGAGGTACCAGTTGACAATGGCACTGCCAGTAACTGTCCAGGTTTCAGTTTAGGAAAATACCATTTGACGTCTTGGTATATATCTACTATTTCAATTTTTTCAAACTCTGGTCTAAAACTAGATATTGGATTAAAACAAAACACACTAAATCCTCTATCATTGATACTGGTTAGTGGTACTACTTCTAAATCTCCCAAATCAGGTTCGCCGATTAACACGTGCCAATCCACCGGCATTTTGATTACGTTTTCACCTATACGCAAAACTAAGGCAGGGCTATTAAAGCTTTCTAAAAATATTAGTGGTATATAAAAATAATCTGGAGTCCTAGGATCACTGTTATCTAATACAGCAAATCTTAAATCTTCTATTTCGTCGGGTACTTCATTTAGTTCATAGGCTGTGTTTTCTAATGTTAATATTCTCATTGCCATTCGGCCTTTTCTACAGTGAAAGGGTAATTAGCTTCTTTATAAAAAGCTTTTCTTTTTGTTAAATGTCGTTTTGCGAACTTACAGGTGGACGTGATGTCCCAGATTTGAACAAAGTCTTTATCTTCTGCACGGCGTATGCCCCGCCCAATACTCTGAATAACTCGGACAAAACTTTTGCCAGGCTCAAGAAGAACAAGATTAAAAATACGGGGAATATTAATACCAACTGCTGCAACGCCGTAAGTAGCGATGATGATTTTGTTTGTTGCCTCTGCCACTTCGTCATAGTGTTCTTTTCGCTCCCCGGCTTTGGTTGCACCAGAAACAAACACACTACCAGGTAATCTTGCAGCTAACGCTTGACCTGCACTTATTCGATCTACTAGTATAAGTGTATTTCCCGAATCAACAATTGTACTTATCAGGCCCGCTATATAATCCAATCTTTCTGCAGTTTCTATTAGATATTTTAATTCGCTTTGATAATTATTGTATTCTTTATGATCAACCAATTGTACCACATTCACGTGGCATTGCGCTAGGTGTCCGGCTTCTTGCAATACGCTGGCGCTCAATTGTCCTACTACTGGCCCAAGCATGCAATTGATACTTTGCTTTGCATAATCTTCTTTGGGTATAGTGCCTGTTAATCCCCAACGGATAGGAACTTGTGCAAACGGTCCGCTTAGTAATGTCTTTAATGCATCAGCTTTTGCTTGATGTGTTTCATCAACAATAACTGCTACTACGCCTTCTAAGAATTCTCCAATGGTAATTTCAGCTTCGGCATTCTTGGTATTCTTAAGCAAGTTGTTCAAGCTTTGCCAAGTACAAATAGTATGTGTTCTATTGTATTCTTTACGGTCTCCAAAATACACACCTGTATCCAATTGCATATTAACAAAGTCGTCTTCGGTTTGTGTTACTAGACTCTTGTTAGGCACGATAACAATGCTACGACCATATGCACTCACGGCATCTGCTAATGCAGCAGTAATCACGGTCTTTCCAGCACCGGTGGCTACTTCTTGTACGCACTGTGGGTTAGCAAAGAATCTATTAATAATCTCAGGTTGATAGTCACGCATAACCAATGGTTCGCCGGCCTTGGGATGTCCTTTTGGCCAATTTATATGACTATAACTGTTTTCGTCGACTTGTTTAAATTCAAATGTAGTACGATACTGTCTAGTGTCTTCTACTTCAATATGGTATCCTTGTTGGTCCAGATACGCGAGTATTTCAGGAAGTAAATTTATATAAGTGGTGCCGCCCAAATTAAAAAAAGGAACTTTACCATCCCATCGACCAAGTCGAACACTAGGTTGATATCTAGCACCTGGTATTTCATATTTGTACTTTTTGACCAGAGCTGTTCTTGTACTTAACTCTAGTCCTTCAATTTTTACATTGACTTCGTCTCGTATTATTAGTTTTGCAGTAGACATATTGTTATTATAATACTAAATTTAATTTGATTTTGCAAGTTTAATCTATAAATATTTGTCAATTCATTCATTCAAATATGGTATACAAAAATTCCTGTGGGCAAATTAAAAACTTTTTTACTCCCGATCAAGTAAAAGAAATGGTAGAAGTTTTTGGTAAAGTTTCCCCAACAGTTGGGGAAAACAATGATTGCTTTGGTATAGATCGAAACCATAGAGCTTATTCTTGGTTGAATAAAATCGTTGTAGGCCCAATTGCAAATCAATTTAACCCAGAACTTCGAGTAATATTTGCAATGCTGTTAAATTGTGTACAGCCGTTTGATATTCATAGCGATCTCAAAGATATACCAGACAAAAACGGAAAACATTATCTAAGTTTTTTAATACCTTATTCAGTAGATAATCGTCCTGAACTGTGCGGTCAAGCATCTACACTAATATTTAACGAGCGTGAATTTGCAAAGAGCGCCGTTGAAAATAATGTTAACAATATATATAAAGAAAAAATAAGTCACGTCACCGAGGATTTTACTTATCGACTAACTTTAAAAGAAGATTTAATATGGTCGGTTGGTAGTTTGTGCTGGTGGGATAGCAGTTTGTTACACGTAAGCAATAATTTTATTCAAAAAGGTTATACATCTAAACAAGCTATAGTAATACACACCTATGTACTCTAAAAATGACTTAATAACAGATTCATTACCGCCCATATTTGATAATAAATTAGCCAAGTTAAAAGATTTATCACAGTGTGGGCCATCTGCCAATGTCTACGAAACATTTATACCCTTGGCCAAAGAATACTTTAGCTCTTCAAAAAGAAATCAATTGATCGGCTTATCTGATCTTGTCTATGTTGACGCTATCATTGGCTGTACTCATTTTATCGATAATCTTGTCCAAACTTACGGTTTATTGAACTTACAAATATTCGAGCACGATTACAAATATTACCAACGCTTGAATCCAAATATCAAGTATGCAACTGTTGGAGAATTGATCCCAGGCAAACCAATCTTGATAGCAGCGCCATTCCCAGGTTACTTAGATTTACATCCGCAGTGGGCCAAAATATTGGACGAATGCCTAGTTAAAAATATTGATATACATATCGACGGCTGTTGGCTTGGAGCAGCTACAAATATCAATATTGATTTGACTCACCCTGCAATTAAAAGTATAGGATTAAGTTTAAGTAAATCTTTAGGTATGCACTGGAATCGTGTGGGACTTAGATTTAGTAAAATACAAAATAATTGTGACAGTATAACTATACAAAACAAGTTTGGTATGATTCCAGATTGCCTAATGAGCAATGCTATTGCAGCAATGAAAGAAGTCCCAATAGATTATCTTTGGGACCAATACGAAACAACCTATATGGATATCTGCCGGCAGTTATACTTGAGACCGAGTAAAATTATCTATGCAGCACATAGTATTGATAGAAAAAAATTATACGGTCTCAAAAAATTACTCGAACAAAGATAAAATTATTTTTTTAATTTGGAAGCATTATATACTTCGGTTGCAAAGTATATGATTTTTTCAGCTCGTTGTAACAACAAAGTTTTTTCTCCTCCGTGCATCATGCCTTGTCCACTAACTAATAAGGGAATTGGTTGATTCCACGCAGACGTGTACTTGTGAAAGTATATGACCTTTTTGTGTACAGTGTTGGGCTCTGGCTTGAGCTGTGTTGTTCGATATACATCGTCGGAGTCAAAGTACTGCTCTATAAAACTTTTGTATAGGCGTCCGGATAAATCTGGCTCGTACACATATATTGGGTACCGGCCGGTAACTTCGGCGTACTTGATCAAGTCTTGATAAATGCTAGGATCGCTATCTGGTTTAAATTTGAATTCTTGTTCTGTCATTAAATTACAGATTCTTGGATTGTGTTTGTTTACAATCAGATCCAAAATATCCTGTGCTACTGTATAGCCATAAATGGCACAATTATCAACAAGTGTATCTAGGTTACTAGAATCAAACCCGCAGTAATTGTTGATTGCTTCTGTTAAACTACGTGGTGCATTTTGTATGGTCAAACCAGTGTCCGTTTTAACCAATTGGATTGCATAAGGTACCTGTTCGCAGCGAACAACTTCTCGAAGATAAGTTTTGAATTCCTCACTGATTTCAAATTGATGATTCTCAGCGAACCCGTTGGCTGCTACAACATTGGTTTCTGTAATGGCCAGTCGCCAAGCCTTGGGCTCGGATGCGAATCGCCAAGACCCTTGACTAATTTTTGCTAGATCTCTAAGGTCATCAATCAGTTTTATATCATAAGGAAACTGTAAAACAATAAGATCCTTGTCGATGTACAACATTTTACGACGATCAATTTGTCGTATTCCCAATCTATATTGTGGGCTGTTGATTGGCTTAATATCAATTTCTAGTTTTTCTAATTGTTTTTGATATTTTTGAATTATCTTGAGTGCCAGTTCGGCCTGGCGGTCAGTTAGGGCTCGTCCGCTTTGTGTGGCTTCGCTCATGCTAGCTAAAACTGAAACGTCATATCTAGCCAGGCTTACTATTGGAGGTGTACTGTCAAACAGTCCATAAATTCTACCTGTAACAGGATCACGGTCGCCGTTAATTACTTCCAAATAGTCTTCGACATAGGTGTATGTTTTCATAATACAAGTATAGCATATATAGATTTCAAAGTCAAAAAAAGCCCTACCTAAGTAGGGCTCAAAACCGAAGTAAAAGGAGCTAACAAAAACTTCGGGTAAAACTTAACTCTTTATCATTAGGGCAATCGCTGCCAATGCAAATGCCAGTAAAGGTTGACCGGCTAGCAATAACAGTATTGCAAAGAACCAAACCATTATGCACTCTTCATACAAGTGCTCTGAGCCAGTGCCTGCCACTTGGTAGGGAAGCTCTTGTACAGCTGACCAATCTTGATTGCCATACGCAGGCTCATCTCACGCAAACGATTCTTGTTAGTGTCCATAAACTCAATGATCTCGTCTTGTGCTATATCGCTGAGTTCCATGTCCGCAAACAGTTCACCCGACCTAGCAATCTGTTTGATACGCAGAACCTTGTCACGCATGGTGTCCAAGGTCAGATCCAAATAGTGACAGCGTGACTGTAGTGCATCCAAGTGATCCTTGAGCTTTTGGCTCTTCATTTTGTCAAACTTCAAGTTGGTAATAAAGATAACCGAACCTTTGAACTCGAAGCTGTCCGGGATACCTTCGCTGCGAAGGATACGGCTGTCGCTCAACCACGAAATCTTGCGCTTCTTGCCTGAATCTAATGCACCTTTAAGCAAGTTAAGGCACACATCATCGAGCAAGATACTATCGCAGTCGTCAAACACAATAACGCAGTTTGGATCCGAATACTTGTACAAGGCTTGGTATAGGCCGATGGCAGTAGCCGAGCCTTTTACTACTTCGGCTCGCAAACGGCGTCCGGCAATCTGATCCAACAATGTAGCCTTTTCGATCTCAAGCTCAACTCCAAAGCTCTTGCCCACACCCGGAGGACCTGACACAATCATGGCACGGATGTCGCCACTGGTAGCAGCCTTGGTCATCTCTGTAAGGATTTCAAAACGTTCGGCGATCTCGGCCATACGTTCTTCATCGGTTTGTTGACTGGCTACCTCCACCTGTATGCATTCAGGGATGGCTACATCGCCTTCGGCGACGAATTCATAATCACTCATTGTGTTTACTTTGACACGGATGTCTTCAGGAAAGCCTGGAAATTGGCCGCCATTCTTGACAGTAACATAACCGCCTTTGGCGCCGCTACGGAATTGATCTACCAATTGAAATACACGACCGGACACATCAGTTGTGCGATAGGCACCGGCTTTGATACGAACGAATGCGTTTGACATTACGGCTCCTTATTAAAGTTGAAATATTATTGTTATTTTTAAGTATTATAGCAAATTACAGAAATACGAGCAACCGTTTTAGGCTAAATTAGCCACAGTGCGGATGTTGCCATTTTTGCAACGAATTGGATTTGTGTATCCTGCTTCTTTAGCAAGCTTTCTTGCTAATTCTGCAATTTGCAAAGTGCCTTCTTGTTTTCCAATTAAACAAAAAGCAACATAGCGTTTGGCAGTTTCTGTGGTTTTAAAGCCACACGGTACATCCGTGAAACTGTACACTAAGCAACCGTTTTTTTGTTGTATTGCTTGATTAATAACAGCACGGATTTGTTTGGTATTTGCTAACATAGTTTTGGCTCCTTGTTAATTACTATACCAATATTATAGCAAAATGAAGAATTATGGTCTACCAAAAAAAGTGTTGCTTTTTGGCAACACTTGGAGTTAACAATTATGCAACTTTTGTATAACTTGCACGGTAGTAGCAGTCTGGGTCACCGGGCGGGTTGTTATAATCGTAACAGAA